GGCTACTATGTCTGTACCAACAGAAGAGGACTATGCTCCAGAGTATGTACCAGAACCAGAACCATCAATAGATTACTCTTGTGTTAGAGCAGGAAATAATTTAAGTAATTTTATTAAGAAGGTTAAACTCAGAAAGACTCAGGAGTTTACTGTTAGTTATTCTGTAGACAATTATAATTTAATTGACTTGCAGTATAGTAAAACTATTCCGGCAAACTTAGAAAGAAAAGTTACTGAGTATGTCTTATCGTTTGCAACAACAAAACAATTCTCAAAAAATTGTAGTATCCCAATTAAAGTTGTGGTAAACTAAAACTATGTTATATTTTTCAGAATCAAAAATGTTAACTAAAGATGAATACAAGAGGTTTGTTGATTATAGTGATGAACATTTCACTGATTGGTATGAGAATAAAATCTGTTACTCAGTCAGAGGAATTAAAGATAACTATTTCGTAGAACTTTGGGCTAATGGTCTAGTAACATTTAAAGAGATTTTAACATGAGTAATTTAACACGAACCATAAGCCCTCTATCTCCGTTCATGTATGTGTTAGGTTTGGTTTTCTCCATAGCTCTGAGAGTGGTTAGCTCAAAACTCTCACTTAATTTATTTGTAACCAAAGGAGGTTTTACATGGCAATACTAGAAGGTACTGTAAAATGGGCAAGTATTACTACACCTAATACTAAGTTTGAACCTGTTTATACAGTTGATTTAATTGTTGACGAGGAAACAGCAAATGATTTTGCCTCTCGTGGACACAAAATAAAACAGCATGATGAAGGTCCTGCAGTTGTTATCAAAAGAAAAGTGAATGGTCCAAATGGAATTACTAGACCGGCACCTAGACTTCTTGATAAAGACAAGCAAGAAATAAATGTGGCTGTAGGGAATGGTTCTAAGGTCAGAGTACAGTTTAATGAATACTCAGGTGAAGGTAAGTATGGTCCTTATCAGGGATTAGACTTACAAGCTGTACAGGTCGTAGATTTAATTGAATATCGTTCTGCAGATGGTGAAGAACTGTTAGCAGATGGCGAGGAGTTTTAAATGATTATCACAGTAAAAAAAGACGATGGCGAAGTAATTTATGATGTTACTAAGATTACAGACGAGGCAAAGCAAGGAGAGGCTAGAGTTATAATTTCGAAGGTGGGCAACTTAGACACTGTAACTGAAGCACTAAGTTTTGCCTCGGCTACTCACAGAGCAAATTTAGAAAGGTTGCTTGAAGATAGTCCTGAATCAGTTGTTGAGCCAGAGACAGAAGTAGTTGAAGCAGAGATTGTCGAAGAAGACAAATCTTAAAAAACAAACTAGACTAGGGTTTTCCCTTAGTTTTTTCCCTAGTCTAGACCATTGGAGATAGAATGGAACGTAAGAGCACGTTTATAAAACATAAATTACCTTGTAAAAAATGTGGTGGCTCTGACCCAGTATCAATGAATGCAGACGGTTCGGCTTGGTGCTTTAGTTGTTCTACTCGTTTCCCTAAATATGATGAGGACTACGTGCCAGAAGAAACAGTAGAAAAACATACCAGTACATTTTTAAATTCATACACAGGAATCTTTGATGACTTACAAGACAGAGGTATATCAAAAGCAACTGCAAGTAAGTTTGGTGTAAGAGTTGTAAAAGACTTAGCAGGAAAAACTATTAAGCATATCTATCCATTCTTCAATGGCACAGAAATAGTTGGGACTAAAACAAGACGTATAGAAGATAAACAGTTTCTATTCAACGGTACTTATGAAGGTACTGGTTTGTTTGGCGAACAACTTTATCGTAACAAAGGCGGTAAGTATCTGACAATAACTGAAGGCGAATGTGATGCTATGGCAGTGCATGAGCTGTTTCAAGGTAAGTATGCAGTCGTATCTATCAAGACTGGCTCTGCAGGAGCAGTAAAAGATATCCGAGAAAGTATAGAGTTTGTTGAATCATTTGAGAATGTAGTCTTATGTTTTGACAATGATAAAGCAGGAAGAGAAGCTACAAAGAAAGTAGCTAGAATAATCAAGCCCGGAAAGGTAAGAATCATGGCACTGCCTAATGGTTTTAAAGATGCTAATGATATGCTCAAGCAAAAGAAGTTTGCTGAGTTTACACAAGCTTGGTGGGATGCAAAGACTTACACTCCATCAGGCATATTAGATTTATCATCTAAGAAAGATGAATGGCTAAACAGAGAAGTAAAAGAAAGTATAGCCTATCCTTGGGATGGACTTAATAAAAAGCTTTATGGTATGCGAAGAGGAGAACTAGTAACTCTTACAGGTGGTACAGGACTTGGTAAGTCTTCAGTAACTAGAGAGTTAGAACATTGGCTAATTAAAAATACACAAGATAATGTAGGTATCGTTGCTCTTGAAGAGAACTGGCTAAGAACTGCAGATGGTATCATATCAATAGAAGCCAACGACAGAATTTATTTAAACGAAACTAGAGATAAATATTCAGACGAACAACTACAAACTATGTTTGATAATGTTATACAAAAAGGCAGAGTCTTTATTCATGCTCATCTAGGAGCAACAGATATAGAAGAAATCTTTTCTAAACTTAGATACATCATAGTTGGTTGTCAGTGTAAGTGGGTTGTCGTAGACCATTTACATATGCTCGTAAACGTAATGACAGAGGGTGATGAACGTAGAGGTATAGATTCATTGATGAACAGATTAAGAAGTCTTGTTGAAGAAACAGGAGTAGGAATGTTCTTGGTGTCTCACTTACGTAGAGCAAACGGAGACAAAGGACATGAGAATGGGGTTGAAGTATCCTTATCTCATTTAAAAGGTTCGCAAGGCATAGCACAACTGTCTGATTGTGTTATTGCATTAGAACGTAATCAACAGGCAGAGAATCCAGAAGAAGCTAACACAACTAAAGTTAGAGTGTTGAAATCTAGGTACACAGGTGACACTGGACTTGCTTGTTCTCTCAGGTATAATCCTGATACCGGTAGACTTTTTGAAGTCTCCGAGGAGCAGACATTCGATAATGAATTTGATTTTTGATATTGAAGCTGATGGACTTACCCCTACTAAAATATGGTGCATAGTTGCAAAAGAACTAGACGGACCAGTACATACCTTTGACCCTACCCAGATAGAAGAAGGTATAAAGTTTTTACAACAAGCAGATAAAATTATAGGTCACAATATTATTGGTTTTGATATACCAGTAATACAAAAACTATATGATGTAAACTTATATCATCCAGATAAAGTTGTTGATACTCTAGTTTTATCTAGGTTGTTTAATCCTATGAGAGAAGGTGGGCACAGCTTAGAAAAGTGGGGTTATAAATTAGGACTACCTAAAAAAGA